ATATTAGTTGAAGGATTAAGAATACTTAGCTGTCGGGACGACAGTGTTAGCTCAGTAAATATACAGACATTGGTTTGTAGTTCCTGAGAATCCTCCACGCTTGTCGTGGAGGTAGTTCAATGAAGATGTGAAAGAGGCTCCAGGAGACTCGTGGTTGTGTGGAGGTCAAAAGATGTATGAACAATTTTTGCATCTTTGTGACGAAGCATTTATTACGTGCTTAAAGCTTGAAGCCGATGGCACGTCAGTTTTTCCGAAAAAAATATTGGAAGAACTTTTTAGAATAAATAAGATTATTAAAAGCAGCGCAGCTTTTGTGATAGAACACTATGTTAGAAAATAAAATGAAGAAAAATAAAATGAAGAAAAATATCGTTGTTGTTACAGGGGTTTCTGGACAGGATGGCAGTCATATGGTTGACTACCTCTTAAAGAATACAGATTTTGAAATTTACGGAACCTTCCGAAGGGTCAGCGTTGGAAACTATAGGAATATTAAACATGCATTTGACGACTCTCGTTTCCACAGACTTACCTTTGATCTTACTGACCCTCACAGTATCATTTCCGTGGTGCGTGATCTTCAACCTGCCTATTTCATCAATTTTGCAGCGCAAAGTTTCGTCGGTAGTAGCTGGGATATTCCCAAGCAGACCTTTGAAACAAACGCCGTCGCAGTCTTAGACATCCTTGAGGCTATCAGGCAATTCTCACCAGAGACTCGCTTCTATAATGCAGGCACGTCAGAAGAATTTGGAGATGTGCAATGGACTCCTCAGACAGAGGGGCACCCAATAAGGCCACGTTCCCCCTACGGAGCAGCAAAAGCGGCTGCAAGGCATCTTGTGAAGGTTTACAGGGAGTCTTATGGATTATACGCCGTCCAAGGTTGGCTATTCAACCATGAGGGAACACGACGAGGGGAAGAATTTGTGACGAGAAAGATCACCCAAGGCGTTGCAGAGATCCAGCAGAAGATGTTGAAAGGCGAAGAGTTTAAGCCTATGAAGCTTGGAAATATGGCGACGAGACGAGACTGGTCTGATGCGGAAGATTTTGTTGACGGTGTCTGGAGGATGCTCAATCAAGAAAAATACAACAAAGAAATTCAAGAAGTGTATCGTGAAGAACTGGGAGTTTTTGATCCCAATGTGCCTACGCCAATTAAGAAAAAGAAAAAGCAAACAGAAGTTGTTTGGCTTACCAAAGTGAAAGAATACATTCTTGCGTCTGGGGAAGACCATACGATTGCCGAATTTGTAGATGTAGCTTTTGAAGCTGCGGGAATCGATGGAACTTTTGTTTTTGAGGATAAAAGAGAGGATTGGGCAACTGTCAAGTATCGTGTAAAGGGCACGAACGTTGTTCTTGTTGAGGTGAGTGCGGAATTCTTTAGGCCCGCAGAGGTTCAGGTTTTATGCGGAGACTCCACAAAGGCGCAAAAAGATTTGGGTTGGGAGTCTAAGGTTTCGTTTCGAGAGTTGGTCTATAAGATGGTGTCGAATGACATTCAGTCATTAATATCTTGACTTTAGAAAAAAGAGGAATATAATGGCGTAATGAAAGACTCGCCAGAATTATTACCACCTCCAGAAGCAAAGGAAGTTATCAGGCTTTACCTATCAAACAATTGGTGGACACAAAAGAGGCTTGCGACGAAATACAACACTACCTTATATCAGATCCAAAAGATTTTCAAGGAAAATAATATTGAGGCAAGAAACCTTTACACGGAGAGAGAGGTGGACTTTTGCAAGAAGTTTTTGTTTGAGGAGAAGTCTAAAAGGCTGAGTGGCAGAGAGTTGCATCTTGCTGCGGAGCTTTTGGAGAAATGTGGAGATAAAGAGTTCTGGGATTTTCTACCAATGAAAACAAAGTTGAATAGTCTTGCATGGTTTGTGTCTCAGGGCGGCAAGGCATTTTTAAATTGGCAATTCAAGGAGTTCAAGAAGGCGAAGAAAATAGAGCGTGGCTTGGATAAGAACGAGGATATTACGAAAAGAGGTGACGTTCAATTAGAAGGTAAGAATGTCAAGGATTTAAGCAGCGTGGGAGCTTCAAAGTTAAGGCCAAAAACAATTGAAGAGTTCATTAGGTTCGAAAAATAAGAGGAAATAAGAGGAAATATGGAAATAGTTTTAGACAATGATTTGTTTTTGAGTGATCTTCAGGACCATGATTTTAAAGTGTCAACTGGCAGCTTACTGTTGGATATCTTTTTAGGGGGCGGATTTGGTGCAGGAGTCAATAGATTCTCGGGCCAACCATCCCACGGTAAAACGATGCAGTGCTTACAATGGGCAAGTAAGTGGCTGGAGCATTGGGGAGATAAAGGTCGCGTTATTTATTACGACACGGAAGGCAGGCTCTCCCTGTTGAAGCTCATGGGAAGTCCAGTTTCTGGGATTTTTGACAAGGAAAGAAAGCTCCCAAGAGAGAAGAGGCGTTTTATCATTAGGAGAACTAATATCTATGAGGATATTGGGGATCAGATAATCTCCATGATCAAAAATAACTCAAGCGGGCTTAAATTTTTTATTGTTTTTGACTCCTTGGATATGATGAGATCTTCTCAAGACGTGAAGAAAACAATGGGCGAGGCTGTGCGAGTTGGCGGAACTGCAACGGTCAGCAATAATTTAATGAAGGACTTAGGGCCGAACCTATGCGCCTTTGGTCATCACTTCCATATCCTTTCTCAAGTTCGGGCAAATATCAACGCAGCAAAGCATGGCGGGAAAACGACCCAATCCTCTGGTGGGTGGGCTCTTCAGCATGCCTCCAATCTAACGGGGGACATCGAAAAGCTTTACGATGGGGACTACATCTATGCCGACGGGGCCAGTGAAGACGATCCATTTGCAGCTTTTGCCCAGACAGTTCGCCCTAAAAAGGCGAAGAAGAAGGGTGGGGACAAGGCTCCTACGCCTAAGAAAAAAATTGGGCATTATTACACGGTAAAATTTGTAAAGACCCCACATGATCGAGACAATGAATCGGTTTCAGTTCCCATCAAGCACAATCATGGAGTGTGGGTAGAAAGAGAGGTTGCGATTGTTTTGCTAATGTATAGCTTTGCCCGCAAGAGCGGGGTGTGGTATGCTTTCGATGATCACTTTAGGAAAGATATGATTGAGAAAGCAAAGTGGGATGAAGATGATTTCCCCCAGAGATTCCAAGGTAAGGAAAATTTCTACAACTTCTTTGAGGGAAGGGCAGAGCTTGTGAATTGCATGAAGGAAGAGATGACAAAGCATTTCATAGCGAAAACGGATGAGGCTTTATAACATATCGGGGAGACTTTGCACGAGAAAAAGCGTTTCAAAGTATCGCATTGATTGGGACGGTAAAAGTCGGTCAAAGTTTCAGGCTCAGGTAAAAAAGCTACTGTCTAAAGCTTGGGGGAGCAATATTGTTTACGAAGAGTTTCCAGTCTATGGGACTCGGTATAGTATCGATTTTTTTAACGCAACAAAGATGATGGCGATAGAGGTTCAGGGTGAGCAGCATACTAAATTTGTGAAGTTTTTTCACAACGGGAACCATAATCAATATCTTAATCAAATCCTAAAAGATGAAAGAAAGAGAGATTTTTGTGAGAAAAACGACATCAACTTAATTGAAATTTTTTGGGAAGAAAAGAAAAAGCTTAACCTACGATTTTTGAAAAAATTAGGAGTTTAAGTGTATAATATACCATGGCTCAAGACAATATCGATCCAGAAAAACTTCCAGACTTCACGATCCCAGAGAGTTTTTTAGACTCTCTTGAGGAATTTACAAATGGCGGGTTTATCCTGTTCTCTATCACGGAGAAAAGGAAAATAGCAGTCCATCATCGTGCAGAAGATGAAATCGCAAGCCTCGCCTTACATAGGGTGGTGGAGGGTTACGCCGAAGACAGAGAGGCTGTTTCTGTAGAGACGGTTCTCCCAGAAGAAGGTGAAGATGATTGTAGTTGACAAGCTTGGGAAAGAATGTATAATGCTAACATGATTGTTAGCAATTCTTTAGAAAAACATGTATTGGGAGGTCTAATACGACACCAAGAAGTATGGCCAGAAGTTGCGCCATTCTTGGAAGAGGCAGACTTTGCCTATGACATTAATAAGGTGATTTTTTTGCTGGTATCGAGCGCTTATAACAAAAGCGAAGCGATAGACCAAGGGTTGCTAACTGAGCGTTTGCGCAACACAGGAATGAGCTTTAGGGATAATATAGACCCTCCTGACTACGTAACAGGCTTGGCCTTAGTCCAAACCTCAGCAAAAACCACAATGCAAGCCATCAAAGACTTGAAGTCGGTCACAAAGAGACGCGAGTGTTCGGAGGTCTGCGATCAGATAAAGCGAAAGATGGTCGGCGATGCGGCGAACATGGAATACGACGACATCGTTGCTTACGTTGACCGAGAGTTTTACCAAAAAATGAACTCATGGTATGACACTGGAGATTCCATCGACCTGTTTGAGACAATGTTTGAAAGGGCTTTTGAGAGAGGTGAGAATCCAATAGAGGAGGTAGGCTTTCCAACCCCATACCCAATGTTCAATGAGAAGTATGGAGGTCTTTTACCTGGAAATGTTTATGTGTTTTGCTCTCGTCCCAAGCAGGGAAAGACTTCGTTCTTAAACTCGACAGCTTTTCACATGGCAAATACAATGGGGAATATCCCATGCCTTATTTTAGACACTGAGATGCAGGAGGATGAAATTGGAGACAGGCTTCTATCGATGATCTCTCACGTTTCAAACTGGCACATCAAAACGGGACAGTGGAACCGCAACGAGGAGATGGCGAAGCGTGTTTTAGATGCTTATGAGCAGCATAAAAAAGCAAGGTTTAGCCTTCATCATGAATATGTTATCAATTGCCCTGTTCATCACGTTGTAAATAAGATCAAAAGATGGTACTACACAAAGGTCGGCAGGGGAAATCCATGTATTATTGTTTATGATTACATCAAACTCACAGGAGAAAGCCTCAGCGGCCACTACAGGGAATACCAAGCAATCGGAGACAAGGTAAACACGCTGAAAGAATTGGTCGGAAAAGAAATCAATGCGCCGCTCCTTACTGCCTTGCAGCTTAATAGATCTGGGGAAGACGCACGCTCCGATGACGCAACTGCCATATCTCTTTCAGACAGAGCACTTTGGTTCGCTTCGTATGTCGGAATTTTCCGCCGCAAGACCTTAGAAGAAATTTCAGAAGAGCCTGTGAATCATGGGAGTCACAAACTGATAACCGTGGAATCTCGCTGGCAAGGACGCTCCTCTTTTGGTCATCATGATCGAGTCAAGCACCCAGACACGGGGAGGTATGTAAATGACTTCTTGAATTTTGATGTGGAGGATTTTGGCGCGACAGAAATTTCAGACGCAAGAACAATGTTTCAGGACTATGAATTGGCAGGCAGTGTTGCTACCAAGCAGGAAGCAGATGACCCGTTCGAAAGATAATGGAGCCTCAGGAACAGATCCCAAATTTAAGGGCGCTTCTTGAGTCCGTAGGATATAGAGATCTTATAGATTATGGGGAGTATTGGAGAACAAGCGCAGTTTATCGTGGCGGCGATCACAAGACTGCGCTACAAATACACAAGCAACATGGATTTTATTATGATTTCTCAGAGGCAATAGGAGGTTCGTTAGAGCAGCTTCTCGGACTGACGCTTAATGTAAAAGGCGTGGCCCTTGATAATTTTTTTGAGAAATACCAAGTCAATCTTGAGGAAATAAAAGGTCCAGTAGATGACAAGCCACCAATTATTATGGAAAAGATATGGAAGGAAGAAAATGCGTTCGAGCTTGTCCCCCACTACAAGTTCTATACGAACAGCGGGGTCTCAGAAGATGTCTTAAGGTTTTTGAAAAGTGGGTATTGTCACTCTGACGAGATGTCGATGCGTTACACCTTCCCAATTCTTAATTCAAGTGGGCAGATTCATGGTTGGAGTGGGCGAGATACGACTGATAGGTGGAAGCAGAATGGAATAAAGTGGAAGCACATAGGTGGAAGGCGGAATTGGGTTTACCCTGTTCACATGCCTGCTTACAAGAGCAAAAGCGGCGACCCTAAAGACGGTCGGGCAAAAACCTTTCCCGTGATAGAGGCAATTAAGAAGACAAGGCAAATAATCTTGGTCGAAAGCATCGGAGATATGATGAGGCTTTGGGACTGCGGCGTAAGAAATGTCCTTGTTACCTTTGGGACCACACTGTTTTCCAAGTTGTCAGCATTTATAATGGCACAAGACATCGATGAATTGATAATTGCAACGAACAATGACAGGCAAAGCGAAATCAATCGAGGGAAGGTGGCCGCAATAAAGATGTTCGTTAAAAGCATGTCTTTTATGGACTTAGAGAAAATTAAAATTGTTCTGCCTGCAACAAATGACTTTGGCGTAGCGTCTATAGACGATGTCCGAGCGTGGCAAAAACGAGTCGAAAAAGTTAATCAGCTTTTGGTTTACGAGCATGTTTTAAAATACCTGCTCACCCTTAAGACTCAGGGGAAAATTACAAAAGCGCAAACAAAATTAGGAAAGATTCTTTATGACGCGTATACCGAAGAAAAGAGTAAGGCTGAGTGCATCAAAAATTGATACTCTCGAAACATGTAGCTGGATGTATGACTGCCAGTATGAAAAAAAGCTCCCCAACTTTGACAACCATGGAAGCTCAAGAGGGTCTATTTGCCATGGGATTTTAGAGCACCTTGTCAACCCAAAGCATCTTGATAAATTGACCTTTGTTTTGAATGAGGGGTCTCCTTGGAAACACCCTGTCGTGGCAAGGTATCTTGAGAAATTTGCGATTGCAAAAGGGTTGGATTTAGACCAAGAAGTTTTAAACATGCGCAACACTGCGTTTGTTTCTCATCGTGACATGATAGAAGAGATGTTGATGATGGGGCTTCGCAATGATTTCCTTGATGGGGATGCAGGCAAAGTAATCACGGAGAAATATTGCAGGGTTGAGATAGATAGCGGGGGCAAGCGTTTTGTTGTCACTGGAATTATTGATAAGATCTTTGTAAGAAAGGATGGCGAAGAGGTTGATATCACCGATTACAAGACAAGCAAGAGGAAGCATAACGCAAAAACAATTGGGCGAAATATTCAAGCGCTGATCTATTCTTATTTTTGCAGAAGAGAATATCCGAACGCAAAGAAAATTAGATTTAGGTTCATGTTCTTAAGGTTTCCTCGTTCCCCTTGGGTGGAAGCGATGCCATTTCCAACGAGCTATTCAGATGGGTTTGAGTATTACTTGTCTCACCTGTATAAATATCTTGAAAACTTTGGTAAAAAGAATGCAATGGCAAACTTCGCCCGCTTTGGTAAAAGCCCTTTCATCTGCGGCAAGAATGGGTTCAAGTTAAGATACGATACCAAGACAAAGAAAAAGGAGGAAACAAGCGAGCCTCATTGGAAGTGTCCTTACAAAGATGGGTTCGATTACTGGGCAATCATTGATGAAGACGAGAACAATATTGTCTCAAATATAGATGTTCGCAAGCTCCCAGAGCCAAAGACAGGTAAGGGTGAAAGGCTTGTGAAGCGGCACTACAGGGGGTGTCCAGCTTGGCATGCAGAATCAGGGGCAATCAAAAAG